GGGAACAGGTACGAACTTCCCTATGAAGAGGCGATGGAATCAGACGTTTTTGAGTTCAAGAACAAGCCGTCCCCCAAGCCGCAGCAGCCATACAACGAGTATGGCGAGATGAAGGTTTCTTCTATCGGGTCCAAGTCCGGGTATGGCACTGCCACATATACAAGAGCAAAGGATGTTCTTGAACTGTGGGACATTTACATGCCTTACGAGAAGAAGGTCTTTACTTTCAACTGTGACGATCGCGGCGTTCCGATGATGGACTCGCCTATCCGAGAGGTTGACTGGAAGGGGCCGGAAGTTGGGCCATACATCCCTCTTAGCCTTGGAGATGTGAGCGGCAACCTTATGCCGCTGCCCCCTATTGCCAACCTTGTCGATCTCAACGATGCCCTGAACAGGACTTTCAGAAAGACGGTTCGCCAAGCAGACCGTCAGAAGACCGTGACATTGGTTGCGGCTGGCTCGGATGATGATGGGGAACGAATCCTTAATTCGAGCGATGGCGACATGATTCGTGTTGATCGCCCCGAAGCGACAAGAGAAGCACGCTTTGGCGGGGTTGATCAGGTGAACCTTGCCTATAGCGTTCAACTGCGACAGTTGTTTGACTTCATGGGTGGAAACCTGTCAGCAATGGGCGGTCTTTCCGCGATGGCAGATACGGTTGGTCAGGAAGAGATCATCAAGGCTTCCTCCTCCCAGAAGATCCAAGACATGCAGTCGCATGTGATCTTGTTTGCCCAGCGTGCCGTGTCTGCGATTTCGTCTTGGATTTGGTATGACCCGGTGAGGAACTTTGATCTGGTGGACAGCCTGCCTGAGACGGGTTTTGAAATCCCCCTCAAGTTCAAGCCGAAGGATCGCAAGGAGTCTGAGTTCATTGAAATGAACTTTGAGATCTCCCCGTCGTCCATGCGAGAGTCGTCTCCTGAGCAAAAACTGGCGATCCTGTCAAATACGATTTCAAACTTCCTTGTGCCGCTAACGCCTAATTTGCAAGCGCAGGGCCTCACTGTAGATGCTGCTTCTTTTATTAGGCAAATTGCAGAATTGACAAACATGCCTGATATTGAAAGCCTTATTATGCCTGTCGGATCTATGGGCGAGGCAGACGAAATAAAGGCTAACCAGTCTGGCCAGTCTGAAACTCCTGACAATACGACGAGGAGATATGTCAGGGAAAACATCTCAACAGGGGGCACTCAGGAATCACGAGATGCCGCGACGGTTCAGGCTCTCATGGGTAATGCCATGACTCCGGGTCAAGAGCAGATGATGAACCAGCCAGCCCCCCGGCCAAGTATGGGTTGAGTTATTTTGAAGTTTTGCTAGGATTACAACGAATGCCAATTTACCTGTATAAGCATCCTGACACCGGCGAGCAGAAAAGCGTCATGATGTCAATGAATGAAATGTGGGAAAAGACCAAGGGTGACAACCTTGTTCTTGATGGCATTGAATGGGTCAGGGATATTTCAGCAGAGCATGGAACTCAGGTTACAGGCGGTCGCGGCTGGCCCTTATACAGCGAGGCAGCAGGAACCCACCCTGACGAAGTCGGGAAGTCCATGAAGGATATGAGAGCAAAAGGTGTAAATCTCAACTACACCAAGGATGGCCGAGCGATTTTCGAGAACGCAACTCAGCGGCGAAAAGCGTTAAAGGCACTTGGTATGCAGGATATGCAGGGTTATGACTGAAGAACAAAAAGAACAGCCTTACGAAATCAAAGATCCATCGGAGCGATTCAAGGAGATTGTCGCCGATCTGACAGAAGATCCCGGCGGACATGATTCTGGTGACGAGCACAAGGAAGTGGAAGCGAAGGAGCCTGAACCGGAAAAGGTTGAGGCTGACCCTGTAACTCCCAAGCCCGCTTCTGATACTGATACTGAAATTACGATGAAGTCCGTCGATCAATATATCGACGAAGACCTTGCTGCTGTCGTAGGCAGGCTCCAGTTGGAGATTTCCCAACTTCAGTCTGAAAAAAAGAAGCAAGGAGATACCGCCAAGATTGACGACCTTGTTACCAGCCTTGGCGATGAGTGGGACTCGGTGTTCAAAGACAAGGCGAACCGAGAAAAGTTGGGGACTGCAATCAGCGTTATGAAGGCTGGTTACAAGCAGTCAAATATTCCTGTTCCGGACGAGCAGGAAATTGTTCAGAAGGCGCTCCGTGCGGAGTTTGCCGATATCAAATCAAACATTGAACGAGGAGAGGTCCAATCAAAGGTTGATGACCGAAAGTCTCAAATGATTTCTAGGGCAAGTGGGCGTCGGACAGACTCTCTTAGTCCTACGGAGTCAGCGACTCGATCGGTTCACAAGTTGATGATTGATCGTGGCCTCTACAACTCGTAAAACAAAGGAGTAGATTCCAATGGCTATTGCTGTTTCGGATCTTCAGGATCTCATTACGACCACCCAAAAGGAATTGGGTGAACTCAAGTGGACTGAAATTGCCACTGACCTTCAGGAGCACACGGCCCTTTCAAGCCTGCTTCAGGAGTCTCGTGTCCAGTTCTCGTCTGGTACTTCCATTCAGTGGAATATCATGGTTGAGAATAGTGGGCTTGCTAAGGACACCAGCCTGTTCGCTACTGATGAAGTGAACATTGGCGATGTCATGAAGACGGCGGAAATCGGCTGGAAGCACCAGACGACCAACTACGCCATCGAGCGTCGAGAGATTGCGTTCAACCGTGATCCCCGTCGTATCGTTGACCTTGTTGCGGTTCGCCGTGCTGACGCCATGATCTCCATGGCTGAGCATATGGAGAAGCGTTTCTGGGGTGCCCCCACTACCGCCACTGATCTCAAGATGAACGGTGTTGGTTACTGGATCACCACTTCTGGCACCGTTCCCAGTGCCGATGGAACTGGTGGATTTGTAGGTGGCGACAAGTTCTCTGGTGGAACTGCTGGTCTTAGCAGCGCGGACTACCCACGCTGGCAGAACTACTGGGGCAAGTACGCGGCTGGGGACCTTACTGGTGCGCCTGCTACGACTAACAACCAGAACTACAGTGCCGTTGCTGATGGATCTGGGCAACCGGCAGCCTTCCCGGTTCTTGGCCTCGTCAAGCAGATGCGTGAGGCGTATATCAAGACCGGCTTCAAGCCGATCGCTAACGCAAGCGTTCCCTCGTATAACACGGGTGATCGTCATGGCATTTATTGTGGTTACACTGCCCTTGCTGGCCTTGAGCAAATTGTTGAACGTACCAACGACAAGGTCACCTCGGCAGACCTCCAGCCCTATGCGGGACGGGTTGTTTTCCGTGGCGTCCCGATCACCTATGTTCCTCATCTTGATGCGGCTGCGGACAACAACCCCATCTATATGTTGAACTGGGGTACGTTCCACCCGGTGTTCCTTGAAGGCGAGTACATGCGAGAAATGGGTCCGGAAGTTGCCCCGAACCAGCACACCACGCTGGTCACTCACATTGACTGCACTCTCAACACCTACTGCACTGACCGCCGCCGCAACGCGGTTCTTTCCAACGCTGCGGTCACTCTCCAGAACAACTGATAAAGATCAAAAGGAGGCAATAATGCCTATCGGAATTGTTAGTTATCGCGGGCATGAAACCGCGTTTTCGCCGAACTATGATGTGTCGAAAGCAGACGCTCAGGTTCTCACTTTCCAAGACGGTAGCACTGGTAACCCCACTGATACCACCGCTACGGCTGGAACTACCGCTCTGGTAGCGGACCTGTCTCAGCCCGGCGGAAAACTTCTCATTGACTCGGTTGCTTCTACAGCCGCGCAAGGTGAAAATGTCCAGTGGAAAACTTTTGCAGTTTCCGCAAACGCTGATAAGCGTGTGGAGTTTTACTGCAACTTTACGCCGCTGGAGCAGGCCGGAGAATTGTTTATCGGCCTAGCGGTCGTTGACCCTTCTCTTATTGCCAGTTCGGCACTGAGCAACAAGTGCATCGGGTTTACCATTGCAGGTGATGATGATGACGTTCTCGACTACATCACTATGGATGGGACCGACCCGTCAGCAGATGCAGAAAAGACTGCGGGTAGTGCCCTTGTGATGAGCCAGACGTATGAAGTTGGCATGGTTATCACGACTGCGTCGGTTGAGTTCTATCTCGATGGGGCATTGGTTGCTACCCATCGGACCAAGATCACCACTGACGCGATGTGTCCTACCATTGTTTGCCAATCAAGAGGCTCCAGTGCTTCTTCGATGCTGGTCAACGAGATGATTACTCGTAAGGCGAAGTGATCTGTGGTAAATAACCTCGGGGGGGGCAAAAGCCCCCCCTTGGGTTTTTGGGGTAAAAATGGCACTACCAACATACGACTTTGACTTTGTCAAGGGTGAGACATTCGACCTTACCGTTGACTACAAAGACTCCGCTGGGGCTGTCATAAATTTGTCATCTGATTACACGGTGACAATGACGGGGAGGACGGAGGCGGACTCTTCTTCTACCCTGTTTAGTGTCTCGAATAGTTCGGGGATTACGTTGGCTTCAACGTCTCCGAATATTACAATTCGGCTTTCCTCAACCGTAACCGCCGGAATTGCGGCTCCTAACTCTGGCGTCTATGACATCCGGGTTGCGCAGACAGGCCCCACCCCAGACGTTGTCAAATATATTCTTACCGGCAAGTTCACAGTTTATGAGGCGGTGACAAGTGGCTGACGTTACGGTTACAGAATCAAACGTGACTGTTACAGTCGCTGCCCCCGGACCACAGGGGCCAGCAGGTTCATCGGGAGGAACTGTCACTTCGGTGACTCCGCAGGGTGACAATGGTTCTGGGACTGCGATCACCAGTAGTGGAAACATCAAGGTTGCTGGGACCGCTCCGATCTCAACGACTGT